CGTGTCATTGCTCGTCATTTATTTGGTCATCAATTTCAATTTCTTGTAAACAACAAGAAAGAAAGCAGAGGAGGCAGAGATGCCAACCCTCAACATTTGGCAGAAGCTACACGCTGCCAAGCAGCAAATTGGCAAGGTGTCCAAGAATGCAACGAATCCACACTTCAAAAAGAGTTACGCTGATATCAATGCGCTGCTCGATACGGTGGAGCCAATCCTTCACGAGCATGGACTGCTATTGCTTCAGCCTGTGGTTGGCAATGATGTGGTGACTCGCATCATCGACATCGAGACAGGTGAACACATCGAGTCATTCATGAGCTTGCCACCAATCGTGGACCCTCAGAAGGCACTGGCGGCTGTTACCTACTTCAGAAGAGGTACCATTCAATCACTTCTCAGCCTTCAAGCAGTGGATGATGACGGCAACACAGCAGCATCAGCAGCAACAGGCAAGCCGAAGATTGACAATGCTCGATTTGAAAAGGCAGTGGAATCAATCGCAAATGGCAAGTACACAGCAGAGCAGTTGGTTGCCAACTACGCACTCACTGAAGTTCAACTCAAAGCACTTGCACTATGAAATGGCATCCATCGCAAATCGGGAAACTGATGACCAACGGAAGAGGGAAGTCAGAAATGGGAGAGACAGCCAAGAGTTACATCAGACAGGTAGCAAAGGAGGACTTTTACAATTACACTACCGAGTTGAACAACAAGTATATCTTCAAAGGTAGGGAGCAAGAACTCGAGTCAATCTCCCTACTCAATGCAGTGCGCTTCACTGACTACAAAAAGAATGAGACAACAGTCGAGAATGACTATCTCATCGGAACAGCTGATATTGTCCTGGACAACAAAATCATCGACATCAAGACATCTTGGTCACTCGATACGTTCCCAGCTACACCTGATGAAGGATACAAGTCAGACTATGAATGGCAGCTCAGAGCATACATGATGTTGTATGATAGAGGTATGGCTGAACTCGTGTATTGCATGGTGACCACTTGGGATGAGTACCTGAACGAATGGGAGAACCTTCAGCTGCATCGAGTCGACCACATTGACCCCGAGAAGCGAATCACTGTCCTATGGTGGGACCGAGATGAGGACAAAGAGATTCAGATGATTGAGCGCTTGAAGCTGGCATCTGAGTACTATGATGAGTATTATAATCAATTAGTAAATAAATAACCAAAGAACATGGAAGAGTTAAAAGCCAAAGGCACAATCCACCTAATTGGTGAAGCCAAACAAGTAAGCGAGAAGATGAACCTCAGAGAGTTCGTTCTATCAATCGGAGATAAGTATCCTCAGTTGGTACAGTTCCAAGCAGTCAATGAGCGAGTGAAGTTCCTTGATGGAGCCAAAGTCGGTCAGGAGTGCGAAGTGAAGTTCGACCTCAGAGGTCGTGAGTACAATGGCAAGTTTTATGTGTCATTGAACGCATGGGACATCCGAATCGCATCATCAACACCAGCATCAAAACCTATCACTGATGAAATCGATGACGATCTACCTTTCTGATGGGGAAACAATCAGGGACTTCATTCGTAAAGATTTGGAGTCCCTTCTCGTCAAGAGGTACAAGATGACCCACATGGCTGAGGATATGAAGGTGAATTACTCAATGCTGTACCGATTCATGAATGGCAAGTCAGTGAGCGAGGAGTTCTACATCAAAGCATTCAAATACCTGATGCAATGAACCCAAAGTACTTCATCGCCTACATAGGCAGTAAAAATGACAACCTCGATAAGTTGGTTGCAAGAGTACACGACCTATTCAACATGATGCCAAAGGTCAACAGCTGCATCGTGATTACATTCTCTGATGAGGTGCATATCTCTGAAGTGACTGCTCAGGAATTTTATGAACAATGGACAAGTTTGAACTGATGGAAAAACAAATTCAAGACCCAATACTTCTCAGAGTGCTGGCGAAGTATTATGAGCGCAGCGAGACAGGCATCAAGAAATATGGGCGCACTTTAGATCGTGATGACCTCAGCTTCATTAATTGGTTGACACATCTCCAGGAGGAGTTGATGGATGCCACTCTTTACATTGAGAAGCTGAAGGATGAAGCAAAGAAGCTGGATAAATTTAAGTAGGGACAAATTGTTCCCAAGTAAAACACGAACTATTAAATCAGAATAAGATGAATAGTCGGGTGGCGGAATGGTAGACGCAAGTTATTTATACGAAAGTTATAGGTTCAAATCCTATCCCGACTACTAACTTTTAAATCAGAATAAGATGACAGCAAAAGAAAAGGCATTTGAGTTGATACTCAAAATAGAAAAAGAACTAATTGACAACCGTGTTTATAGAGGCACTATTAAAAAACTTGCATTGATTGCAGTTGATGAGTTGATTAAAGAACACGAGGGTACGGCAGATTTTTTATGGAGTGAAATAGGTTATCTTGTAGCTCCACCCGTGTTTTGGGAAGAAGTAAAACACGAAATCAAAAAACTTTAAGTAACAATTTAAACTAAAATAAAAATGAAAGCAAATTTAATTAACACTTGGAAAGAATGGGGAGTAATTGTATTTACTCCAATGATAGCTATTGACTTTGAAGAAAAGTCTTTTAAAATGGCTTGGTTAGTAATTCAGTTTGAACTAAATAAATCAGAATAAGATGAAGATAGAAATCACACACTACGGACACAAGGCGAGCTATGAGTTCGAACACGAAGATGTAACGCTCGATGATTTGGTTTATCACCTCGATAAATTGCTCAAGCTAACGGGCTACACATTCGATGGTGAATTAGAAATCGTAAACGAAGACGAATGAGCCACAACCAAAACGAGCGCAACGAATACTGCGCAGCAATCAGCACAATGATACTCGTGGCAATCGTGAGTATCGTTTTGATTATTTCAGCTATCTTTGAACTATGGAAGCACTAATCACAGGACTCGTCATCGGATGGCTCATCGCCAAGTTCGAACCTCTGCATTGGGTGATTGACTCAATCTTCATGAGATTTGAGGCAAAATTCATGCAGTACGTTCACGCATCATTTGGATGCTGGAAGTGTACCTCATTTTGGACCACTTTGATACTTACAGGCAACATAGTTGATGCCGCACTCGTCTCAATGGTGGCTTATCTTATTACTCAATGGACCCAGGACTAACAAAAGAGGAACTCGAATACATCACTCAAGTGATTGAGATGGATGATGCGCACCGCTTCAGCAAGAAAGCACTGTTGCCACTCAAGAAAATCAAGTGCAGAGTATCAGGTAGACCTGACCGAGAATGCTTCTGCTCCATGGTGAGGCGCAAAATATGGTACAAGGACTTCATCAATTGGTATGAAAGCATCGCTTGACCGATATATCACCAGGCACTATGCCGAGCTATTTCGATACGCTCGGTTTTTTTGTTCCAAGTACAATGGGAAGCTCAATCCTGATGTTGTAATCAACAACGCATACCTTCATGTGGTGTCAATTCAGAATCCTGGACCTGACCCCGATGTCAAGGGTCTCATGATGAACTCCATCAAGCGCCAAGTGATGTGGCAGAACCTCGACACCAATCGACAGGAGCGACTCCTATCAAGTGAAATCGCCATTCCTGACTTGATGGTGGATGATACTGACCTCATCGACAAGGTGAACATCGAGAAAGAGTACCATGGATGGAAGTCATGCGTGGATATCTATCGAGATTCACTCACTGACAATGTCAAGATAACAGTTGCCAAAGCTTACTTCGATGATGGATATACAACAGCACGATCTATGGCGAAGTACTTCAACATTCCAAACACCTCAGCACACTATCTAATCGCTGAAATCAAAACAAACCTAAAAACCATACAAAATGAAAATAAAAGCAGAACACAAGGGCAAGACCATCATCAAAAGGACAACGCTCGGAAACACAACCATCGTTGTTGACAACATAGATGTGACCAAGTACCGATACTATGTGAGCATAGGACTCGGATACCTGTTCGAAAAGGAAGCAGAGACCGCAACAGTGCCGCAACCTGTCCGATATGAGGGCATTGAGGCAGATGAGCAGACTGATGCTCCGGCAGTAGAGCCAACACCAAAACGAAAAAAACCTAACGCACCAAGAAATGCCACAGCCAAACGCAAACGAACAAATGGGTAGACCAAAACACATCGCAACACCGGATGATATGTGGCAATTGTTCCAAGAGTACCGCAAATGGTGCAAGGACAATCCACGATATTTGTATCAGTTATCCAACAAGACAGGTGAAGCTGTTCCTGTGCCGCTTGAGAGACCGCTTACTGTGGTCGGATTCAGAGCATTTGCAGCTGATAAGCATAAAAGTGTGGAAGATTATTTCGCAAATACTGATGGGAGATATTCTGACTATACCACAATCTGCCGCACGATAGAGGCAAACATCAAGCAAGACCAAATTGAGGGAGGCATGGCTGGACAGTACAACCCATCCATCACTCAACGTCTGAATGGACTGACTGAGAAAACTGACGTAACTTCAGGAGGGCAAAGTATCTCCGAGGTGAAAGTGAATATTATTAGACCTACTGAATAGTATTATTACTATCTTAGTGGTCAAATTGTCATATAAGGGAAAACTCTTGTACGGCTTTTTTATTGCCTAAACTTTGCCTATGGCTGCAATCACGATAGACAGCACTGTCATCTTCGAAAAGAACTACATCGCATTGGATGACCCGAGCCTCAGGTTCATCATCAATGAGGGTGGCTCACGATCAAGCAAGACATACAGCCTGTGTCAGATGATAATTGTCTACTGCATCCAACACCCCAACAAGGTGGTCAGTGTGGTCCGCAAGACCTTCCCAGCTCTCAGGGCAACGGTGATGCGTGACTTCTTTGAAATCATGAAGGCGATGGAGATTTATGAGGTGAGCAGCCACAACAAGTCAGAGCACATCTACACTTTCCCTAATGGAAGCATCGTGGAGTTCTTCTCAGTGGATGACGAGCAGAAGATACGAGGAAGGAAGCGAGACATCGGATGGTGCAATGAAGCCAATGAGCTATGGTTCGAAGACTTCCAACAGCTCAACATGAGGACCGAGCAGAAGCTCATCTTCGACTACAACCCGAGTGAGAGTTCATCCTGGCTATATGACCTACCGATGGAGGAGTCAGTCATCATCAAGTCAACGTACAAGGACAACCCATTCTTGCCTGACAGCATCAAGCGCCAAATCGAGGACCTCAAGCGCACTGATGAGGCGCTGTATCAAATCTATGCGCTCGGTGAGAAGGCAATCAGCAAGTCGAACATCTACTCAAATTGGAGCTTTGTGAAGCATCGCCCGTCAAGGTTCGTCAACTTTGTCTATGGGATTGACTTCGGATACAATCACCCCACAGCGCTGATGAGGGTGTACTACTGTGAGAATGACATATACATCGAGCCGGTCATCTATGAGTCGTACCTGACCACCACCAACCTTATCGCTCGAATGGATGAACTTGAGATTGAGAAGTACATCACCATCGTGGCTGACTACGCTCGCCCTGAAATCATTGCCGAGATGAACAATGCTGGCTATGACGTGATGAACGCAAACAAGGTGGTCAAGAAAGGCATCGACAACATCAAGACCTTCGGGGTGTGGTGCCAGGATGACCCGAGAGTCAAAAAGGAGTATGAGAACTACAAATGGAAGAAAGTCGGTGACCTCATTATGGATGAACCTGTGAAGCTGTACGATGATGCCATGGATGCCATCCGCTATGCCACGACTCACATCCGTCAGGAGTACTACACCGATGACAGTTACTTCGCCTTTTAAACACTTCACACTTAATCTGCAACATAGGTATGGCATTTAGAACTCAGAAGATATCTCAGATGACTCCAAAGGGGAGTGACCTGGAAGCAACAGACCTCATCGAAGTATCCACCATTGAGAGTGGTTCATACGTCACACGATCTATCACAGGTCAAGAACTCATAGACGCTATACCAGTACCACCCTCAGGCATAACAATAGGCACAACTGCTATTACTTCAGGTACAGTCGGACGGGTGTTATTCGAGGGAACGGGGAATGTTGTGCAGCAGAGTGCTAACTTGTTTTGGGATAATACGAACGGACGTTTGGGGATTGGTGGCGTTACTCCTTTTTATAATTTAATTATTTATAACGCTTCAGCTCCGAGCTTTGCACTACAAAACAGTAGTCGAGTATGGCAACATTATTTATCAGGTAGTAATTATAGATTTGGAACAAGTGCTGCCGATATGATTAATATTGCAGGAGCTACGGGTAACGTAGGTATAAATACCTTTACCGATGCAGGTTTCCGCTTAGACGTTAACGGAACTGCGAGGGTGAGTGGGCTTTTGAGTACACCTGCAGGAGTTAATTTAGGTGGTTGGTATTTATATGCTAATGGTACTTCAAACGCTTCGATGTTTGGAGGCTCAAGTTGGATATTTGATACTGTTTCAGGTGGTGGCTATAGATTTAGAACTACGGGTCTTGTTGATAGGTTAAGAATTGAATCCACAGGCAACGTCCTCATCAACACCACCACTGACGCAGGTTTTAAACTTGACGTTAATGGTACTGCGAGGGTGAGTGGGCAGTTGACCGTTTCAACGGGTGGCGCATCAATTACAGGCGATTTAGTCAATAACGGATATACTTCATCTAATGGATTGCGTAGTGTTTCAAGTGGCGCTCTAAATTTATACAATACTCGTTATATTGCAGGAAATGGTATTTTAATTGACGATTTTAACGCAGCTGTTTATAATAATATAACTCACAACACATTTAATCTAAGTGGTATTTACACAGTTAATAGCGGTTCGTCTTCTTCTATTTTGACAATGTTAAACATTACAAGAACACTAAATATAGCTGCAGGAACAAATACAATTCGTGGAATTTATTATAATCCAACTTTAACAAGCACAGTAGGTATAACAAATCACTACGCTTTCCACTCAACAATAGGTCGCATTCGTTTTGAAAACCTACCAACCTCAAGCGCAGGACTTTCAGCAGGCGACATTTGGAACGACGCAGGAACATTAAAAATAGTTTAAATAATAAATATATGAAAGCAACAACACCAACAAACGGAGTAGCTATTGAACCCGTAGTTTACCCACTTAACGAAGGTACGGCAACACGAATGACCGTATTAGTATTGAACTTCGAAACAACTGCAACAACTTGCCCAACGTACTACGAACTCTTAACCGAAGAAGGTAAGTGCTTAAAGGCGGACAACTACACGTTAACACCTGAGCAATTTGCAGCTTGGGGTTTAGACAACAACGTAGTGAATGAGTATGTAGCTGAGGCTATCGGGGTAACGATTATTTCGTAACTTAGCAAAAAAAAAGCTATGTTAACACTATCCGAAAAACAAGTAAAAGAGATTGAAGTGCTAATCGGTGAGATGCCAGGCAAGTTCGCAATTGCACTCTTGAATATCCTAAACCAAAGTAATGGCGCAAACAACCATAGCGAGTCCACAAGTACTGACACCAGCGTACAACCCGATTAAGTATATCGTTGACTCAACGAACAAGAACAAGAACGGGTTCAAATATATCTTTGATATATACGAGTCAGGCACCGCCAACAAGATTGGTGAGTACAAAGTCTTGCCTCGCATCAACGATGGCTATGGTGAGGAGGACCTGAGCAAGCTCCTTCAGACACAAGTATCATGGGATTTAAAAACGCAGCTCACATCGTTCTATGGTGCGCCAAATTCATACTATCAATACGATGTCAAAGTCGGTGAGGAGTTTGTGGCTGAGTTCGCTTACACATCATCACTGACAAATGCGAGCGGGAACGTTCAGATAAATGTCACAAATACCTTCCAAATTGGTGACCAGGTAGTCATCACTCAAGCTGATGGTGGTGTTGCCAATCCTCAACTCGAGGGACTGCACACTGTCATCTCCGCAACAGGTTCAACTGTGGTGGTCAACGTGGCGTGGTCCACGATCACTGATACCACAATTGATGGTGTGGTCAGATACGCTGACAACCGAAAGGTCATCACTCGAGACATCACTGAGTTCAACAATCGCATTGTGTTCAACGCAGCTTTCAGATGGCTTGATTGGTCGGTGTATGACTATCTCGACTATCGCCTCGACAACGCATCAGCATTGTGGTTGACCAACCAACCCACGAGCGACTTCCACTGCACACTTGGTCAGGATTTGTATCTCAACATCGTCAACCCAAAAGGCACTGACCGAGTCATCTTCGAGAACAGTAATGGTGGTGCATTCTACAAAGCCATTTCATCAGCTGACGAGATTGTTCAGGTGCCTGTTGGTCCGAACAACTATGGTATCTTGGTCGGCACTGGAGACCTCATCGACAACAACACCGAGTGGTATGAGTTCTTTTTCGCCAATGGTGCCACACTATCTCAACAGGACTCAGTCAGATATCGTGTGTACCTGGACCGCAGAGTTCTCATCTCCGAGTATCACATCTTATTCCTTGACCGAATGGGGTCGTGGTCATCGTTTGCCTTCCAGCTCAAATCATACGAGCGTGGCGATGTGACTCGTGAGCTGTACAACCAAGATGTTGCAGGCTTTGTCAACGGAGCTGATGAGTGGACATACAACACCGAAGAGTTTGGCTTCCGCTCGATGAACATCAACGTGACCAAATCATTCGACCTCAATACCAATTGGATGACTCAGAACATGGCAACATATTTCGAGGAGCTTGTCACATCACCGCAAACGTTCCTAAAGATTGTGACCTATGTGACCACTGAGGATGGCATCCCACTCATCGATGAGGATGGTTGCCCGATTCACATCCCTGAGTCAACACTTTACCAACCATGTATTGTCAACAACAATTCATACGAGGTCTTCAATCAACGCAATAAGAACCTAATCAAGCAGAGCATCTCAGTTCGCTTGGCAAATCAGGACAACATAAATGGTTAGGATACAACTTGAGAATGGTTTCCTCGATACTAAGGAGGGAACTGTCTTCCCTTTAAACTTCGCAGTGGGTGATATCAGAGACTTCACCAAGCGCACAGGAACGTTCTCCAAGACCATCACATTGGTGGGCAACAAGAACAACAACGACCTTCTGAACCACTACTATGATGTAAACATCCAAGCAGGTACCTTCGACATCAATGCACTCACTAAGTGCGCAGTCATTCAGAATGGTGTGCCGATTGTGGAGGATGCGCTGCTTCAGTTGCTCTCAGTTAAAAAGAGTCAGCAGACCGATGCCTATGAGCAAGGGGTGGAGTATGAGGTCTTAATCAAGGATACTCGCATCGAGTTCTTCACTGCGATCACAAACGCTGAACTCACTGACCTGGACTTCACTGACCTCAACCATACCTTCGATGCCGCATCCATCATCGGCACATTCGACAACACTGTCACTGATGGCTTCAAATATGTGATGCCATTCGACACTGACAACATCTTCAATGTGCGTCAATTCAAGCCGGCTATCTATGCAAAGACCTACTTCGATAGGATATTCGCAACGGCAGGCTTCCAATATGAATGGTCTGACCTCGCAGCTGCACGCTTCGACAAGCTGCTCATTCCTTACAATGGGGATGCGAACACATTCGATGCTCAGGATTATTTGGTTGATGAAGAGATATCCTCAGCATTCACAGCATCGACTGCTTCAACATCACCATCGAACTACCGGGAGGATGTAACAGGATGGACTGAGATAACCGATGTACAAGGTTCATTCAACCCAACCACAGGTGAGTTCACTGTTCCCATCTCAACGAACTTGTCGAGTGGTCAGGCTTACATCATGGAGTACCAAATCGATTATGAGTTCCAAATTGACAACACCAATGCAACGGTTGTCCTGAACTCATTGTCTCCATTCAAAGCAAGACCATTGGTAGGATTCAGCATACTTGGATTCAATGCTCAATACTCATTCATTGCACCTGAGCAAGTCATCAACCAGGGCAGCATCATTCCTGTTGGAGTTACATCATTGGTGAGTGGCACAGTGACAGGCAATGCAGCGCTTGGAACAAATGGCTCAGTCATTCCAGAACTAAACACAGGCGATGTTGCCAACATAGTGGTTGGATGGCAAGATGGATATTGTCAGTTCACCGGTGCGCTTCCTGTCAACGTTGAGTTGATTGTGAACTCCATACGCATCAAGATACTTCCAACAACAAACGTGCAAGTGATTGGTGGCATCTTGGACATCAACCAATATGTTCCGCTCAAGATAAAGCAAAGCGATTTTGTGAAGTCAATCTTCACGATGTACAACCTGTATGTCGACATTGATACGGACCAACCAAACAAACTCATCCTCAAGCACAGGGATGAGTACTATGACTCAGGGGTTGAAGTCGATTGGACTGCCAAGCTGATGAAGGAGCGTGAGCAAGACTTGATATTCTTGCCAGACCTCACTGCAAAGAAACTCATCCTCAGCTATAAGCAAGACAAGGATTCACCCAATGAGGTGTACACTCAAATGACCAATGAAATATATGGGCAGCTCGAGTATACATTCGACAATGAATATATCAAAGGAACTGATACCAAGGAGATATTGTTCTCACCGACTCCTGTGGTTGCCACGACATTCGATGCCTATGTTCCAGCTCTCAATGGTGAGGCACCGAAGACCAACATCCGCATCTTGTATGATGGTGGTGAGCAAACGTGCGGCACATGGGATTTGATTGAGTACGGCACAACAGGTGCGCTCGGCAACACGACTTATCCGATGATTGGTCACTTTGACAACGCATTGCTTCCAACCTTTGACATCAACTTCGGCACCAACGATTACTACTACTATTCGCCTCAGACACTGACTGCCAACAACCTGTACAACTTGTACTGGAGGAGGACAGTCAACCAAATCAATGTGGGCAAGATGTTGGTGGCTATGTTCCACCTGAATGAAGCTGACATCCAAACACTCAAGCTCAACCAAAAGGTACGCATCGACAACTCATGGTGGAACATCAACCGAGTCATTGACTATGATGCCAATGCCAACACAGCAACCAAGGTGGAGCTCATCAGCATCGACTCTGAGATTGAACTCGCTCCGTTCATCAGCGGTCCAGGTACACCGACCTCAGCAACCACAACCGCAGCATCTGAGGACAGCATCCTTCAAACCAAGTCAACCACTGCCAATGGCAACCTCTCAGGAGATGACGTGATTGTGAAAGGTGAGGGCAACATCATCGGTCAAGGTGTGAAGGGGTTGGTCATTGGAGACAACAAGATTCTCAACGAGGATGGCATCATCACTCCTCAGATAAACGGAATCAACGCACCGACAGGTGGATACATTGCGCTCTTGTCTCAGGCAGGAACGGATGCACCGACAGCCATTGTGTTGTCTGATACGATTGGTGGCGTCACATGGACTCGCATCGCACAGGGTGAGTACATCGGCACCGCACCGAATCCATTGAATGTTCTAAACACTTTCGTCATAATTGGCAACGTAGAACATGACCACCTTGCTACTGCTGAAATCAAAACCGATGGCACGATCTATGTGCGAACAACGAATACTCAGAACCATCAACACCAGGATGGCAATTTAAGATACTCATCATTAGAAGTCAGAATATATGGCTAACGAAATCGAAATACCACTCAAGCTCTCAGGGGTCACCAGTTTAAAGGCAGAACTCCGTCAACTCAAGGCAGCAATTGCTGATGCGTCTGACCCTGAACAAATGGCAGCCCTCGCTGCGAGAGCGGGTGAGGTAGCTGATAGGATTAAGGATGCCAATGATGCAGTGAATGTCTTTGCATCAGGTTCAAAATTTGAGCAGATATCCAACTCATTTGGTGGGATTCGTGATTCAATTATGTCACTCGATTTCGAAGAGGCATCTCAGAAGGCTCAGGTGTTTGCTAAGAACCTTGGTGGATTGAATGCCACTGATATCAGCAAGAGCATGAAAGGTTTGACGTCAACCATCACAACAATGGGTGGTGCATTTCTTAAACTCGGAGCGCAGATTCTAACAAATCCAATCTTTTTGTTGACTGCAATCATCACTGCAATCGTGGTTGCGATAGGTGTGTTCCTGAACAAGATTGGTGTGCTGCAAAAGGTGCTTGATTTCTTGATGATTCCAATCAATGCACTCATCGATGGATTCAAGGAGTTGACCGATTGGTTGGGACTGACATCGTATGCTGCTGAAGAGAATGCGAGAACGATGGAGAAAGCCAACGAGAAGGCATTCAAGTCATCTGAGAAACGTACTGAGGCTATCTCTGACCAATATGATTTGGAGATTGCTAAGGCAAAGGCAGCGGGTAAAGATACTACCAAGCTCGAGATGGAAAAATCTAAAGCAATTACCGATGCCGCCAAGAAACGATTGAGCGATGCTCGCAACGAGTACGCTGAATTGAAAGGACTGACTGACAAGGATAGTATCGACAGACGTAAGGCATTGCGCAAACGCATCGAGGAAGAGAATAAACTCATCAAGGATGGCTCGAAAGAGCGCAAGATGTTGGCTATCCAGGACCAAGCTGACCAAGCTGAAGCTGAAAAGAAAGCGGCTGAGGAGGCTAAGGCAAGACGTGATGAAGCGATTAAGAAATACAAAGAAGGACTCAAAGCCATCCAAGCAGAGATTGCAGCTGCCAACAAATTGGTGGTTGACTCAGGCAAAACGCAAACGCAGAAAGAGATTGATGATATCAAGACCAAGTATGCTGCACTGATTGCTGAGGCTAAAAAGTACAAGCAAGATATCACCGCACTTGAGAAGGCTCAATCTCTTGAGATTAATGAAGTGCGAAAGGATGAGGCAAAAGAGAGTGAGTTCTTGGTTACTAAATCAGCACAAACCACTCTCAATACACTAATTGATACAAGAACAAAATCATTGCAGATTCAAGGTGAGGCAAACATGGTCTCATTTGAAGAGCAACAAAAATACAATGCCGCAGTCGAGGCAGCCGAGCAATCACTTTTTGATGCTCGACTTGGTATGGCAAAAGGCTTGATATCTGCCATCGGTGACCTTGCTGGTGAGAATAAAAAAGTCGCAAACGCACTCTTTGTGGTTGACAAAGCTCTTGCTATTGGAGAGGTAGTGGTCAACACTCAGAGAGAAATCTCAGGATATCTATCCAATCCAACATGGACACTCCTCCCTGATGGTGGTGCAGCTTTAAAAACAGCGGCAGTTGCTGGAGCTAAGATTAGAGCAGCCACATCAATTGGTACCATCGTGGCATCATCAATCAGCAAGTTCATGAATGGTGGTGGTGGAGCATCAGTATCAGCACCATCGAGTGCGGGTGTAAGTGGTGGCAGTCAAGGTGGTGGCACAGCTGTGCCATCATTCGTACCAGGCAACCTATTCGGTCAAGGCAACGCAGCCAACAACACAGGCTCAGCTTTAGGTGTTGAAACCAACTCAACGATCACTGTGAATGCTGTGGTCAGTGAGACCGAGATGACGGGTGTACAAAACAAAGTAAATAAAATTCTCAAAAACGCAGTATTGTGATAAGTTACCAAGCACTCATCAACGAAATCATTGCATTCTATGATGCGCATCTCCAGGTTAAGAAAGTAGGTTCTGACTTCAAAGAACAGTTGTTTAATTTTGCAACGAAAAACGAAAAATTTCCGATTATCTATATCGTACCTGTCGATGCAATACCTACCGAGAACACCAATGACTTCACTCTTGAAATTTATTGCTTTGATATCATCCAAAAAGACAGGGCAAATATCAACGTGATTCTCAGTGACTGTCATCAGATACTCATGGACTTGTATCTCAACTACACATTCAACAATGATGACCGAGATTTCGATGTGGTTGGATTCCCTTCACTCATTCCACTCAACAATGACCTCCTCGATTACGCTGCTGGATGGTTGATGACCATCACATTCACCATGGATTCATGGACCGATTGTCAGATTCCTAAACAAATCGAGAACTAATTGCAACATAAGTAATGGCAAGATATAAAAATACAGGTGAGTTCAACTTCAAGTATCCAGTAAGGAGAAGAGTTGCCAACACACTCAAGAAAGTCATCAAGGATGAAGCACTCATTGACACATACACCTTGTATGATTCAGTCAAAATCAATGCCAAGGTGACGACTGAGGGCAATCTTAGAATCGAGATTCTTGCTGCTTACTATTTTGGGTACCTGAATAACGGCACCGCCACCATCGCACCCTTCAGATTGGTCAAGAAATTCAATGATGCACTTGAGATGAACGGACTAATCGGTGAAATGTATGGGATGTATGTGGCTGATTTGGCTCAGAAGTTCCCAATCTTGGAACTCGGAAACCTATTGCGCAAAAAGCCGAAGGTGATATACGACTTTGTTCCACTATTCGGTGAGTTCAACTACGCACTCGATTACTAAATATCTAACTCTTTACGCATTGCAAGGAAGTTGAACACAAGTATTAGCTTCATCTGAATCACCTGTTCATACTTGGTCAGGTCACCATTGGTCATTGACCAAATCAACTGCTCCCATCCCCATTTGTTGGATGCCTTTTGCCGCTCTGCCTCTTTGCGCTCTTCAGGGTCATCGATATCACTGAGGTCATCTTCGATATCTTCAGTCATTAGGTTGGAATGGGATGAGATAAATTGGTCCCTGAATTTGATGTACTCAGTCAAGATGCCATACACCTTTGTGATTGGTTGCTCGAGGAAGTAGTGCGCTCTCGCTGTTGGCTTGAATGCAGTTGTCTCCCATTTTGCGACCACTCCATCCTCAATGATTTCAGGAATGCGATACAACAGTGCGCAGATGTTTGCGAGATTCTTGATATAGTCCTGGCTGAAGTAATACTCCAGGTCAATGAACTCACCAAGGGTCAACTCATTCATTGGCTTGAGGTAGAATTTGCCAATACGATCAGTATACAATTTGGTTGGCTCTGAATACAGCCATTGTAAATCTTTAAACCACTCACCTACCTCATGCAGTTCAGCATCATCGAAGTCTTCAGGATATGCATCAGTGAGCGTGCAGAGGATATCGATGTTGTGGTTGAACAATCCATCCTCAGGCTGGAGTGCTCTGAGTTCAATGAACTGCTCAAGACTGACTTGACTCCACGCTTTTGGGAGCGTTGGCTTGTGCATATTCTGCAATCTTTTCGGTTACGAACACAATGTATGGTACACACAACTCAGCTTTCTGAGTGCGGAACAGCTTTGCCTTATGCTTCAAATGGGCATCTGCGAAGTGTTCAGTGTTGCTGAGGTCACTGCGTTTGAACATGATTGCAAGGATGTCGCTGATGTAGTTGTGTGGCTTGTTGTTCACAATCTTCTCAATCAGCTTTGTCTCCTTAACTGACAGGCGCATCTCAGCTGTGTATGTGAATCCTTCCAATTCAATGGATGCAACAGGCTCACTCGGGGTGTATGAGTCCAGGTTGAACTTCTGAACCAACTCAATGAACTCGCTGAATGGGTAGTCATCCCACATCTTCTCCTCGATGCCAAGGAATTTGAACATCTCAACGTATTTTTCAACGTTGTCGAACTCTTGATTGTTCAGAATTTGGCTGATTTTTTCGAACTGCTCGATGCTCAGCTCACTCATTTTGTTGGGAATCTCCCTGTCGAATACTGTTATCATAGTTATTTTTTGAACAAATATACAAAATCTGCAACATAAGCAATGACCAAGGACTTACCTATCTACAAAATCACAATCGATGACGAGTACTCCGATGGAGAAACACTCGGAATTGAGATGATTGCTTTCACCAACCTACCGGCTATTAAGGTCAAGGGTATGGCATTTGGAAGTGACAAGCGTTTGATGTTTGCTGATGACGTGAAGTATCGCATCACAGCACCTGCCATGATACCAATGGACATCTACCGCAAGAATGATGGCGATGGTGAGTATTACGTTCAGTTCACTGAGGAAGTCATCGAGCAGATTCACACCAAGTTTATGGCTGATTTGCGCAATCGTGACATCTTCAATTTGGAACACGACACCGAGAAAAAAGTACCAGCTTACATCCTTGAGACATGGATTGTTGACAACCCAACCAAGGACAAAGCATATTCGACATTTGGCATTGAGGTACCGAAAGGAACTCTCATGGTGACCGCACAGGTGACCGATGCTGAGTACTTTGCTGAATTGGTTGCCAACGATCAAGTCGGTTTCTCCATTGAAGGCTTTCTCGGTCTGAAACTTTCGGAACAAATTAAATTAAATAAAATGATGTTACCTGATGGAGAACACCGCATCGAAGACAAAATCTATGTCGTAAAAGACGGAGAAGTTGTTGAGATTAAAGAGGTGGAAAAAGAACCAACCGAAGAAGTGGTTGAGGAAGAAATGGCAACCGAAGAGGTGGCGATGGAAGATACAACAGTTGAAGAAACAACTGAAGAGTCAACCACCACTGATGAGGCTATGGCTATCGACCCAGCAACCGATGCTGAGGCAATCGCTGCAATCGTTTTACCGATGTTGGAAGAGAGAGAGAAAGCAATCATCTCAATGATCGCTGACCTCCGCAACCAAATCGAAGAGATGTACGCAGAGAAAGAAGAAGAAGTGGTTGAGACGCAAGCAACCCAACTCTCAATGAGTGAAAAATTTGCGAAGTTCAAACAATTTGTAAATCAATAAAAACCAAATAACAATGTCTAAAAAATTAAGATTCGATTTGGATGTGGATGCTTCAGCTTTATTGGCAGCCAATCCGGAAGCGTTTTTCTCTAAAGCATACTTAGGTGAAGAGAACATCGCTGAAAACTACCGCTTACTTCCAGGTGTGAAGAGCAAAACAAAATTGGCGACTGTCCTTTTCGGCAACATTCTCCAATCATCAACTTGTCCTTTCGATGCTCCAACTGATGACTTGAGCGCAGTTGAAATCGATGTTTGTGCTTTGAGCGCAATGGCACAAATTTGCCAGTTCGACCTTGAGCAGTCATTCGTTGCATTGCAAATGACAAAAGGTTCAAATGGTGACTTCACTGTTGCTTCATTCATGGACTTCTATTGGAACACAATGGCTAAGCAAATCGGTCAAGACATCGAGCTTATCCGTTGGCAAGGTGACACCACTTCAGAGAACGCTACTTTAGCTCTTTGTGATGGTTACATCAAAAACTTATTGGCTGACGCTACTGTTGTTGACGTTGCAAACACAACTGTAAACAGCGGAAACGTATTGGCTCAGCTTGCACTTATCTTTGCTGCTGCTCCAGCATCAATCATCCGCAAGAAAGCTGACCTTCGTTTGTATGTTTCAACAAACATCGCTAACGCATACGAATTGGCTGCTGCTTCAGGTAACACAATGACATATGTTACAACTCCACTTGCCTTGACTTACTTAGGTGTGAAAGTTGTTGTATGTGAAGGTATGCCGAATGACACTGCTGTGTTGACTTTGAAAGACAACCTTTTGTACGCATTCGATGCTGAAGGTGATGACAAAGCACTCAAAGCTGTTAACCTTTCTGACACTGTTGCTGAGCCTTACATCCGTACTCGTGCAAACATGAAAGTTGGTTTCGTTCACGTTAACGGTGCTGAGATCGTTCTTTACTCATAGTATTCCCGAGGGGATGAAATACTCCCCTCTTTTTTTTAACTGATTAAAACATTCAAAAATGGCTTGTGAAGCATTAGAATCAATCGTCAAATCGTGCGACAACAATACAGGTGGCATCGAGAAAATTTGGATTAATCAGCAAGACAACATCAGTGGTATCACTTTAGACAATACCAATACATGGACAATCGATGCCATCACCTTAGTTGGTGGTGCACCTGATTTCACAGCATTTGACATCCGTAGAAATACAGGTTCATATACTGAGGAAGCAGCGATTGACCTTATCAATGGTTCATCTTATGTGACTGCTGTCATCAACCTTATGTTCCACCGAAGAGACCAGGACAAATCTCAAGCAATCAAAATCTTGGGTGCCGGTCAACAATACTTGGTGGCAATCGTTAAGGATATGAACGGCAAATATTGGTACTTCCCACAACTTCAGCTCACCGCAACAGGTGAAGGTTCTGGAGTGGTTCGTGCGGATGGTTCTAAATATTCCGTTACCTTGACTTCGGAAGTTGAATTTCTTGCTTATGAAATCGAAGCAGCTGCTGTTACAGCAGTTATCTAACAACTTTCTTTCTGTTCGTTGTGAAGCCATCCTCCGGGGTGGCTTTTTTTATATCTTATTGCGTATAAAAAACCTGATTTCCTATACATTAGTACCCAATAAGGTATAGATTTTACATTTCTTTATACATTAAGTGGTACATTCTACCACATATCTCATAGCGAAATGGAAGATTGTGAACAAATTTTGACCTAATTGCAACATAAGTAATGATATACATCAATAAGGGTGAGGTGAATAGTATTGTCGTGACACTGTCAGAGGTGTCAACGCTGCCTTCACCATATTATTTGTTCGTTTTTCAGAACGAAATGAACCCAACATCCGACCCGATTCTCTTCACCAACACCGATGAGTCACCATATCCTGAGAGATTTAATCTCTTTTACCTGGATGAGCCAATCGATGTGGAACTAATGAAGGGACAATACTCATACAGCGTTTACGAGTCAACCATACCGCCAACCGAAATCAGTGACACCACAGGAGTGGTCATCGAAGAGGGGAGAATGGTTGTAAGTGGCGCATCAATTTCATCAATTTACGATTAATCATGGCTTGGTACGATATATTCAGAGCAAAAAAAGAGGAAGCAGTTGAGATGATTTCATCCAATTACGATGCTTTCAGCACACCATTCTTGAAAGTTGGTGGTGCAAACCTGTCACTCCCATATGTCAATGGTCGATACACTACCGCCAACCAAATTAGATTTGGTCAGGATGATATGTATCCACAGCTGTTGAATCAAATGGTGTACAGCTCACCACTTCATGGTGCCATCGTTGACTATAAAACAAACGCTGTCATTGGTGGTGGATTCGAACTCAAGACAACCAACGCAACACCGAAGGACCTCCTTGAGTTGTACACATTCGAGAAAAAAATCAAGCTCAAAAAGACTGCTCGAATCACAACCGAGCAATTGATTGTACATAATCGAGTGTACTTCCGTTTGTTTTTCGATGACAAGATGAAGATGACCAGGGCTGAGAATGTATCACCTGAGAAGGTCAGAAAAGGTCGCAACAAGAATCAGTACTTCATTTGTGAAGATTGGTCGACTCGAATCGACATCCAAGAAATCAAGAGACATCATCCATCATGCACTGATCGTGAACAGCTTTTTGTTTATGAGGTCGAGTGCTTAGGGCAAGATTGGTATCCGCTGCCGAAATACTCCTCCGCACTTAACTTTGCGTTTTTGTCGGGCGAGCTATCGTTCTTTGCAAAGAGCAACATTCAGAACAGCATCTTCCCATCGTTTGCAATCATGTTCCCGAAAAGACCGCAATCAGAGGAAGAGAAAAATGTACTTCGCCAAACCATCGACAAGCTCAAAGGAGCGCAGAACGCAGGCAAGACTGCCGCATTTTTTGCCAACTCAGCAGAGCAGTTGCCGAAGATTGAAAGCCTACCAACCAACTCGAATGATAAACTCTTCCAAGAGGCATCCGGGTTGAACACTGAGCAGATTTGTTTTGCCCATACCATCGACCCGATACTCATGGGTGTGCGCACCACAGGCTCACTCGGTTCAGGTTCTGATATCAAGCAAGCATACGTCATCTTCGAAAAGAATGTTGTGATGCCACTCAGAGAGCAAGTACAAGATATCTTCAACGAGATACTTCACATCGCCAAGCTGAGCGTGGCTGAGTTTAGAATCAACAACTTCCAAATCATCAATGAGTCAATCGTTGAAATCGAGGGCGATGCTTCCAAGACATCTGATGCTCTCAATGCAATGAGTCCATTGGTTGCAACCAAGGTACTCGAGCAGATGACTGTCAACGAGGTCAGAGCACTCGCATCACTTCCACCAATTGAAGGTGGTGATGTAACTCAAGCACAAGCGGCAGCCGCACAAACACAAATACCTCAAGCCTGATGTTGTACTTTATCACTGAAAACTATCTCAAGACCAACACACCCATCACAGCAAATGTGGATGTGACTGATGTATTCCCATATGTTGCCACTCAAGCACAGCTTCGAGTGATGCCGATACTTGGTACCGTCTTTTACAACCATTTGCTTGAGGCATACAATGACCAAACACTCACACCTGAGGAAGAGACACTCGTCACATTCATTCAGCCTGTCATCGCATGGCGCTCAGCTGAGGATGCTGTATTTGGGTTGACGTATCAGCTCAAGAACAAAGGTCTGCAAACTCAATTCGGTGACAACTCATCGAGCGTATCACGTTCAGAGGTGGCATTCGGCATGGAACACTATGCTCAGAAGGCTTCATTCTTTGAGATGCGATTAATCAGATACCTGGTCAAGAACCGAGCTGAATATCCTATCTTCATCAGCCATGAGAATCGTGACACCGACCTTCGACCACAAATCGAATGCAATCAGTGCATCGGTGATTGCTTCATGGATGGTACCTGGAACTGTGGATATCCACGCAACAACGGATACAACAATCAAATTCTCGTCATCTGATGAAAAACACAACACTCGCAATCTTCGCTTCATTGTTCACAGTACTCGCTCCGGTTCAGCCATTGGTATTGGTTGCCATCCTCGCCATATTCATTGACACCATCTTCGGAGTTTGGCGCTCGGTTAAGAAAAATGGATGGACATCATTCAAGTCACGCAGATTGAGCGATACACTTGGTAAGGCTGCGCTGTATTCGGGTGGTATTGTGTTCACGTTCTTGATTGAGAAGTTCATTGCTGGTGATATTGTTGCGCACTTCATTTCGGTTGAGCTTATCATGACCAAATTTGTTGCGTTCTTTTGCGTAGTGGTTGAGGTGAAGAGCATCAACGAAAGTTATGAAAGTGTGACAGGAAAGAATATACTCGCAGCGATGCGCAGATTTGTGACCAGGTCCAAGAAAGAGTTGGATGGTTGGAAGTAGCTTGCAGTGCTTGTTATTGGTTGAGCAAACCGATTAAACTGCGCCCCCGATGATACTGTTGTCGGGGTTATTTTACTTAATTCAGGTGAAAAACACTTAAAATGTCCAGTAAAACGGACAAAAAACTGGACAAATGGTCAGAGCATATACCGACAAGCAGCTACTCGACAAGGTCAAAACGCTGCGTAATTTCAAGAGCATTCCTTCAGAGCATTGGATTCTTGGTGTACGATCTAATGAGGACACAGTAAACAAATTTGATGACAAGTTCTATCTCTTTAAAGGTGAGCAGTTCATCTCAGTTGCCTCAGGTACCACCAATCCAGGTACACCAACACTCAAGCAATTCGAGAAGGTCAACAAGGATGGCGCTGCTGTGGTCGTGGCTGACTCTTGGTACTACAATCTTTGGAAGTTTGGCAAGCACAATGGTAAAATTGATGCACTCCTTCAGCTTGGTGCATCCATTGCAGTGAATCGTGACACCGATAAGGATGACAAGAGCGAGGCAATCGGTCAGGTGCAGACCGGTTACTTCGGCATCAACTTCCATCCTAACACATACAATATCAACGCAGACAACACAGGTGCAACCATCGGATGGTGGAGTGCTGGGTGCCAAGTGGTCAATGATATGGATAAATATCGCACGTTTATCAGAGCAACCAAGGCGCAAAAGGCCGTGAGCTATTGCTTGATAAACGAATTTTAAGCTTATAACCTGAAAAATATGAAACGTTTATCAACCTTTAGCCTGATTTTGTCGCTAATATTGGCGATTTTTGCGACAGGCTGCTCGGCTAACTATCACATCCGTAGAGCAATGAAGAAAGGATTTAGCGTGGGGGAGTCCGCTGATACAATCCGCATTTCTACGATAGACTCAATTCCGTACGTTTTAAGAGACTCTATTTATTGGGAAAAGGTAATAGTCCAAAAAGATACAATAGTGCGTTACAAACGCTTAGAAGTGCCTAAAACACGCTTTGAGACCCGTATCGAATATAAGTTAAAACGAGATACTCTACGAATGATTGAAAAAGTAGAGGTAGTTAAGTGGAAAACTGAGAAGCACAAAAACACGAAACCAAATCTATGGTTGTTTATTATCGGATTCGTTGCAGGATTCGCAGCTAAGTATCTGATGAGATTCGCTAAAACCACTTTATGATAGTAAAAAAACACGCAAAGAACATCCACGAGATTCAGATGGATGGCAAACAGGTCAAGATTGCAATGCTTTCTGACATCCATTGGGACAATCCAAAATGTGATTGGGATATTCTGAAGAGAGACCTCGACTATTGTCTTGATAATCAGATACCTATCATGATAAATGGGGATATGCTATGCCTCATGCAGGGTCGCGGAGATCGCAGAGGGAACAAATCAGACATCAGACCTGAACACAACAATGCAAAGTACCTGGATTCAATCGTTGAGACAGCTGTCGAGTGGTGGTCACCATATGCTCACTTGCTTACTGTTATCGGATACGGAAACCATGAGACCGCAATCATCAAGTATCAAGAGACCGACATCCTTCAGCGATTCGTTGACCTCCTCAATTACCGCAATGGCACTCAAGTGTTCACCGGTGGCTATGGTGGTTGGATTATTGTGCGCCAAATCTTTGACGTCAATGTACAATCATCATTCAAAATCAAGTACTTTCATGGCTCAGGTGGTGGTGGTGTAGTTACCAAGGGAGCATTGAACCTCACCAGGGCATTGGAGATGTATGAGGACTTCGATGTGTTCACTATGGGTCACATCCACGAGAACGCTGCCCGAAATGATGTCAGAGATACCGTTTCATACCACAGCAAAACAGGATACCGCCACGAGCATAAGGATATTCACTTGATGCTCACAGGTACATACAAAGAAGAGTACGGAGATGGCTCAAAAGGTTGGCACGTTGAGAGAGGTGCGCCTGTTAAACCGACAGGAGGTCGCATCTTGATGTTCGAATCAGCTCGCATCGAGAAAAATGGTCAGAAAAAACTTTACAAAAATATAGACAGTATCAAATTTCCTTTGTAAATTCGAGGGTTCATAATTGTTTTGGGGGTGGAGACACCCCTTTTTTTGTGCCTAATTGTTAGAAAATGAAAAAAAATGTTAAAAAAGTTTTGCAGATATGAAACTTATATGTAATTTCACCGTATCAAATCGAAAACAAAAACAAAAAACGTTATGAAAACAGCAACTTTTAAATTTTACGAAATGACTTCTGAAGGTCTAAAGTACACAATCATCACCCGCCCTTTATTAATGGTAATTAGTAGCGGTGGTATTATTGTAGAAATGGAAAACAGACCACAAGGAAAATGTATTGCAAAAGAAAATGTAATCTCAATTAATAATAAATAACAACTATGACAAAAGAACAAATCATCGAACTAATCAGAAGCCAAGAGGCTGAGATGTATCAAGACCTTCTCTACATGCGTGAGCGCTTTGGTGCTGATGACAAGGCAACACGCTACGCAGCAGCGCAATGGGCTGCAATTAATAACCTATTAGATACAATACAAGATGAAGAGAATCATTAACGAATGGAAGTACCTCGATGGTGAGGACAAAGCCTTCTTTGGATACGGAGCTATGGTTTTGCTTGGTGCAGTGTTCCTCTTTTGGTTGGTGTCAACAGTTCGACCACCTGTGGTTGACCACCATTCAATCGATTACCAAACATATCAGGAGGCAAGCTATGAACTTTCTAAATCATATTATAAATACGCAAATCGCATCTACAATGAAAAGTACAATAATTGAAATGGGTGATTTCTTCACCACGATGACAACAGCTGGTGTTGAGATTGAAATTGAACTCGAGGACCATGGTGATACTGATACCAATGGTCACATCATTGCCGAGTACACCATCTTGGTTGTCGATATGTTAAACTATAAAACAATAAACAAACGTTATGCTGAACATCTTACTATTAAGGAAACGAAAGAATGCGATGAGTACATCGCTCGAGCCTATGAAAACAACTACTTTGAAGATGCCATTGTCGGAGCGCACGATGACGAAGATGAATGTGGTTGGTTCATTTAACCGACCAATACTTGACCGATTTTGGACAACATTCGACCACGATCTATATCGCAGAATATGTGAAATCAAATACCAAGAGATATGAAATTCAAACTCACATACCACTTCGGCAACAAGGTTGTCCAGGAGTGGAACTTCCACAGCAAGTCACTCGCCTATTGGTACAAGAGTGAACTGATTTGGACAGGTAGATATAATGATGGTAAATTTAAAGTAAGTCCGATATGAAAGTTTTAATAGCTTGCGAAGAGAGTCAAGCAGTCACAAAAGCATTCAGAGATTTAGGTCATGAAGCATACAGTTGTGATATACTCCCTTGCTCAGGAGGTCATCCCGAATGGCACTTTCAACAGGATGTAATGGAAGTAATGAATGGCTGGTTTGATACTAATGAGGTAACAATTAATCATAATTTTGATTTAAAACTTGATGTATACGGAGATGATTATGATTTTGAATATCAAGATAAGAATGGCTCAGAAGGCGCATTGATCAGGCAAATAGGTTGGGAATGGGATTTAATGATAGCGCACCCGCCTTGCACTTACTTGGCAGTCAGCGGCGCAGGATGGATGTACAACAAAGATGGCACTCGAAATGAAGAGAGATATCAAAATCAAATGGATGGTCTTGAGTTTGTTCATCAATTAATGGATGCACCCATTGCAAGAATAGCAATTGAAAATCCAATATCGGTCATCAGTTCATATATAAGAGAACCCGACCAAATCATTCATCCCTGGCAGTTTGGTGATGAAGCAGAAAAGTCAACTTGTTTATGGCTTAAAAATTTGCCAATGTTGAGACCGACTAAAATAGTAGGTAAGGGTGAGATGTATGAATGGACTGATAAGAATACAGGGAAGAAAAAAAGACAGCCTCTTTGGTATTATCAAGCATTAAGTAAAGCAAAGACACCACAAGAACGCAGAACGATAAGGAGCAAAACATTTGAAGGTATAGCAACAGCAATGGCAGAGCAATGGAGCGATGTTAAAATAGGAATACAAAAAACAATATTTGAAATATGAACCAATTCGACAAAATCAAACAACTCATCAAACGAGATAGGCTATCATCACCAAAGAGAGACCACGAGCTGGTGTATCGCAGAGCATTCCTAATGCACGAGCTGCGATCAACAGGAATGACTCTAAAGGAGATTGGTGGAATGTTCAAACGTGACCACGCAACAGTACTGCACAGCCTCCGTACACATGAATGGATGACCAGCACCAATGACAAGCTGTACTGGATTGCATATCTGAATATCGATTCATCTTGGACAAAGCTGATAGAGAATCAGCAAGAGACCTGGAGACCGATATCCTGAAGTGCAACTCATATGCAACCTTTAAAGTCATCAAGAGCAGAATCAAGAGGGGTGTGTATGCAGAGAAAGTCGTGTCGATATGACACATCTCTTATTATACCGAACCTATTAAGACCCTTATTTTTATTTTAAAATTTTTAGTTTTTTTATCGTCACATCGTCACGCTTTTGCTGAAAGTCAATACCGGTAAAGGATAGAAGCGTGACGATACAATTCAAACATCGTCACGAATCGTCACAAATCAGCAATTTTTTGTACATTAGCGTCACGAAAAACAACTATGACATGAAAGTATCAGTATTTAAAAACCTATTTAACAGCAAAGAAACACCCTACAACCTCTCAATCTATGAGGTACACAACCGCATCAAGAATGGCACACCTGACTTGATTCGCAAAATCAACGCAATCCGCTCACTGGAGAAGTCAGACCCGGAGCATGACCGACTCAAGTCATCACTCAATGCAATCATGTTCAATGGCATCTTCACTGAGCGCAATGACAACAGCTTGGTTGAACATAGTGGATTGTGCATCCTGGACTTCGACCAATATCCCAATGCAAAAGTGATGGATGCCGAAAGGAAGCGGCTGATTGATGACACTCATGTGATGATGGTGTTCACTTCCCCATCGGGCAATGGACTCAAGGCAGTGATTCGAATCCCAAAGTGCGACAAGGTAGAACACAAGCGAAGATTCAACGCATTCGGCAAGTACTTTCAATCAGAATACTTCGACCAAAAGAATAGCAACGTGAGTCGAGTATGCTTTGAATCATATGACCCGAAGATATACTTCAATGAGTTCTGCCAAGAGTTCAATGGTATTGAACACGATGAAGGGTTCAACTACACTGAGCGCACTCCAACCTGTGTACTAAACGATGAGGACAAAATCATCAGCTTGATTGAACGGTTTGACCATGGATGTGACTTCATTGATGGCAGTCGCAATCAATATGTGTTCAAATTGGCAGCTGTCATGTGTGAGTATGGCATCCACAAGGATACGACTGAGCAGTACATATGGACCAAGTACTGTCAAGGCTCATCATTCTCAGAGCAAGAGATGGTCACCACCATTCGAAGTGCATACAAGAAAGCCACTTTCGGCATGAAGTACTTTGAGGACAAGGATACCTTTCAAAAAATAAAGCAGAAACTCAAGAGCGGCATTCCTGAAGAGGATATCAAAAAGCAGTTAAATGTTCGGGGTGATGTGGTTGAGGATGTAAAAAAAGAAATCAAGACAGGTGAGGATATCTTTTGGTCCAAGAATGACAAAGGAACAGTGACCATCGAACCACTCAAATACTCAGAGTTCTTGGTCAAGAACGGATTCAACAAGTACTATCCTGAGAACGCAGAGAAACCAACCTTTGTCAGAGTGATTGAGAATAAGGTGAGAATCTCCAGCACTGAGCAAATCAAAGATTTTGTTTTGACCTACCTCCAAGACAAGGGTGAGCTGGATGTGTGGAATCACTGCTCGAAGTTGACCATACTATTCAATGAGTCCTTTTTGAATATGATTGATTCAATCAATATCTTGATGCTCCAGGACACAAAGGATGCCTCATACATCCCATACAAGAATGGAGTGGCAAAGGTGACCAAGGATGCAGTTGATTTGATGTCATACATTGATGTGGATGGCTACATTTGGGAGAACCAAATCATACAACGTGATCTCAAGCTGATGGATGACCACACAAATGACTTTCAAAACTTTGTAAGCAAAGTGTCTGCTGATGATTCTCCTCGCATCTCAGCCCTTGAAACCACTCTCGGATACCTAATCCATACATACAAAGATAAAACTGACCAAAAGGCGATAATTTTCAATGACCAAGAGATTGATGACAACCCGAATGGTGGGTCAGGTAAGTCACTCATGTTGACAGCCATCGGCAATCTGCGCAAAATTGTCAAGATTGATGGCAAGAGCTTCAATCCAAGCAAGTCAGACTTCGTATATCAGCGAGTGAACCTCGATACTCAGATACTTGCATTCGATGATGTGCGCAGAAACTTTGACTTTGAGCAGCTGTTCAGCCTTATCACTGAGGGAATCACTGTCAACCGAAAAAACAAGGATGAAATCTTCATTCCATTTGATCGCAGTCCCAAGATTGTCATCACCACCAACTATGTCATTAGTGGTGCTGGGTCGTCACATGATCGCAGAAGGCATGAGCTTGAGTTTTTTCAGTACTTTCATTCCAAACGTTCACCACTTGATGAGTATGGTCGACTCTTATTTGACTCATGGGCTGAGAATGATTGGCTGAGATTCGACAACTACATGATTGGATGCCTTCAGAACTATCTACAATTCGGACTCGTCAAATCAATCAGCATCAACGCAGATGCCAAAAGATTTATCCAGGCAACTTGCAAGGATTTCTTTGATTGGGTTGAGGAAGGCAATCTTCCTGTATCAGTTTACCACTACAATTCAGCCAAGCTCCAAGAGTTTACATCTGAGTTCACAGGATTCAAAGACCTTGAGCCTCGCAGATTCCTCAAATGGGTGCAGTCATATGCTGATTTCAAAGGATTGACATTGACCAAGGGGAGAAACCACAACGGAAGATACTTCGAACTTGAAGGAGAACAGTCAACCCCACCGACTGATGGTGATGTGTGGGATGAGTTAAATGATAAAGCAAAAGAACTATGACACGACAAGAGCGACAAATCCTCAAAGACCTCCAGCTGCAATACAAGATGGCAAAGTACCCAACGATGAAGCCTGAGATGATATCACTGAATCACTGGAATGACAACTCAGCGAATGAGCTGACCAAGTCGGTGATTGCATTCCTTCAGTTCAATGGATGCCAAGCTGAACGCATCAACACGATGGGTGTGTATCGCAAAAAGTACCGCACTGATGGTGTTGCCATTGGTGGGCAGTGGACCAAGGGAACAGGAACACCAGGTTCAGCAGATATATCAGCCACGATCAAGGGCAGAAGTGTGAAGATTGAGGTCAAGTATGGCAAGGATAGGCAGTCAGATGTGCAGAAAGCATATCAGAAAGCCATCGAAGAGGCTGGTGGCACATACATAATCGTAAAAACTTTTGCAGATATGCTGAAATTTTATGATGAGTTTACACAAGTAATCAAATAAATGCTTATTTTTACAATAAATTCTAACAATTATGACAACAACAAGGAAGAAAACCGAGGAGGCAGAGATGCCAATCCTCAACATTTGGCAGAAACTACACGCTGCCAAGCAGCAAATTGGCAAGGTGTCCAAGAATGCAACGAATCCACACTTCAAAAAGAGTTACGCTGATATTAATGCGCTGCTCACAACTGTGGAGCCAATACTTCACGAACATGGACTGCTATTGTTGCAGCCTGTGGTCGGCAATGATGTGGTGACTCGCATCATCGACATCGAGACAGGTGAGAACATCGAGTCATTCATGAGCCTACCGCCAATGGTGGACCCTCAGAAATCATTGGCGGCTGTTACCTACTTCAGACGAGGTACTTTGCAGTCACTGCTATCACTTCAAGCTGTGGATGATGATGGAAACACAGCGGCATCGGCAGCAACATCTAAGCCAAAGATTGACAATGCTCGATTTGAGAAGGCAGTGGAGTCCATTGCGAATGGAAAGTACACAGCAGAGCAGTTGGTTTCCAACTACGCACTCACTGAAGTTCAACTCAAAGCACTGAACCTATGAAATGGCATCCATCGCAAATCGGAAAGCTGATGACCAATGGAAGAGGCAAGTCAGAGATGGGTGAAACCGCCAAGAGTTACATCAGACAGTGTGCGAAGGAGGACTTCTACAACTACACCACTGAGTTGAACAATAAGTATATCTTCAAAGGTAGGGAGCAAGAACTCGAGTCAATCTCCCTACTCAATGCAGTACGCTTCACTGACTACCAAAAGAATGAGACAACAGTCGAGAATGACTATCTCATCGGTACAGCTGATATTGTCCTGGAGAATGCAATCATCGATGTCAAAACATCTTGGTCATTGGATACGTTCCCAGCCACACCTGATGAGGGATACAAATCCGAGTACGAGTGGCAGCTGATTGCATACATGATGTTGTATGACAAGGATGTGGCTGAACTCGTGTACTGCATGGTGACCACTTGGGATGAGTACCTAAACGAATGGGAGAATCTTCAGCTGCACCGAGTTGATCACATTGACCCCGAGAAACGAATCACTGTCTTGTCATGGGTCAGAGATGAGGACAAAGAGATTCAGATGATTGAGCGATTGAAGTTGGCATCTGAGTATTATGATAAGTATTATCAACAATTAGTAAATAAATAAACCAAGAACATGGAAGAGTTAAAAGTAAAAGGCACAATCCACCTCATCGGTGAAGCCAAACAAGTAAGCGAGAAGATGAACCTCGTTGAGTTCGTTCTCAGTATTGGAGACAAGTATCCACAGCTGGTACAGTTCCAAGCAGTCAATGAGCGAGTGAAGTTCCTTGATGGAGCCAAAGTCGGTCAAGAGTGTGAGGTGAAGTTTGACCTCCGAGGTCGTGAGTACAATGGGAAGTTCTATGTGTCACTGAACGCATGGGACATCCGAATCGCATCAGCATCACCAGCATCAAAACCTATCACTGATGAAATCGATGACGATCTACCTTTCTGATGGGGAAACAATCAGGGACTTCATCCATAAGCAGTTGGAGTCCCTTCTCGTCAAGAGATACAAGATGACCCACATGGCTGAGGATATGTCAGTCAATTACTCAATGCTGTACCGATTCATGAAGGGAGAGTCAGTGAGTGAGGAGTTCTATATTCAAGCATTTAAATAT